GGAACAACAATCCCTCTTGATAGTAGGTAGTTGTGGATAATGATATCCCACATACGCACCGAAGTAAACGAATCGCTATAGTTACACTTACCGTCATATGCAATAGCATAGATCTGCTCTAAGAACTTTAGCTTGTCTTCCAACTTATCTACAAGCTCGACGTCTCGGATATTATAGTTGATGTAGTTCTGGTAATCGCCTTTGTAGAATTCGTCTAGCGTTTCGAATCCAAGCTCAACATAATCCAACTTACGCTCGCCAAGCTCAATGAAAGCAATGTGGTCTAGTTTGAAGGACTCTTGTTGTGCAAACGAGAACTTCTTATACGCTTGCATGTAGTCAATAATATTAACACCGACAGGAGTAAAGATTGTATACTCTCTACCCATAATCTCTAGCGTGCGCTGATCTAGGATACCCCAAGGTGAAAGACGCTTTGCAGAAGCATCCCCCATCTGACGACGGATACGATTAACCAGATAAGGGATATCGAAGAACTCAATGTTCCAACCAGTAACAACATCGGGGTCAAGATGTTTTGACTGCCATGCAGTAAGAAACTTATTAAGGAGTTCGTGTTCGTCCTTACATTGAATGTAGGTGACGCTGTCTGACTCAGCGATATATTCTTTCAATCCAAATACAAGCGACTGACCCTTCTTACGAAGAGTAATAGCCGTTACCATTCTATCCGCTAATGCGATATCAGGAAACCCACCCTCAGAGTCGACCTCGATATCAAGTGATACGAGGCTAATTAGTTTAGGGTCGTAATCAATATCACCAGGATAGGTATCATTGATAAAAGTATAGACGAAGCTATCCAAGCCATACATTGGCTTACCAGCAACACCTCGAAAGTTCTTTATGTGCTCGCGAGCCTCGTATACACTATCAAACTCTCGTTTGTATACTGGCTCACCTTTTAGAGTTTTGTAAGGAGTCTCTACTCCACGCTCTCTATAGACACGGTTAGGCTCAAAGAGATAAGGATTGTAACGAATCGCTTGTTGGACTCGTTCACCATCCTTATAACCTCTTAGTAAAATTTCTGCTTTGTGTAGATGAACGTTTGTGTAGAAGTTCAAATTATTTTAGCCCACAACTTTCGTCGTAGCACGTGTGCGTACCCAGTTGCGATTTAGTAATACCACAACGCAAACATTTTACATCGGATAATACCACTGTCGCTCCACCAATCGTTCCAGGCATTTCCATTACATCTTTTGCTTCGTACATTTCAGGTTCTGATGTTGGAGGAGTTGCAGAAGGAAATGGCCACTCATTATCATTTCTCAATGTCTGAGTCCATTCGTGTTCTTCTTCTTGCGGCTCATCCTCCGTGAATATTTCTTCTTCTACAATATCAAGGTGGCCATCAAAGTAGAACCCAACACCGCGTAAGAATTGCTCAAATGATTCAATAACACTCATCAACGACTCTTGTGTCACTTCGTGTGTTACTTTATTACCATCGACCCCACCACGCAAGTCTGTATGTTCGCAAATAAATGTATACTTACTCATAGTTTGCCTTTTCACCATCTTTAGTAAAGAACACTTCAATTTTCTTCTCGTCGTTCCACTTCTTACAATAATCATTGTCAACATCACACAGCTCAAGTGCTTCTGTAAACGGAATAACACGGTGGCTAACAATTGTTTCACCTAAATGAAATTGCGAAAATTCCTTCGCTTCATTCATAGTCACTGTATCGAGTGCCCACTCAGCTTTGCCTTTTGGTACTTGACACATATAGCGTTGACGGAATTGAGAAACGCACTCAACGAGTACCCATTCTTTCTCATTATCTTTTTCAATCTTTTTCATAGTCCATGTCCCATCTTTGTTATCAATCCATTCGATATCATCGCCAAGATTCCAACCAGCTGCTAACATCATATCATCAGGTAACTGAATGTACGTGTCATCAGTTTTCTCATCATACTTTACATCAGCTGTCCAAGTAGTTCTACTCATCACCATCTCCCATCATCAAGCCAAAAAGATATTTTAACGAATAAGAACTTAAAAGTCCACCTCGTATCACATTCTCCCATCTCACTCACGTGGCGCTCCCAATGAGGAAGAACCCACCAATGTAGGGGATTGAGATGAAAGGTAACGACTGCCCCGCTATAGCGAAACCAGTCGTACCATTGTACCTTAGGTATCATCAAATGTCAACGATCTTGAGTTTGAATGTATCGGCAATTGATTCGTAGCTGTGGTAACCCCGAGGATTACACACAACACGAGTAGAGCCAATCATATAATCAAACAGCTCGTGCGTATGACCATGTGTCCACAATTTAATTTGTGGGCTACTGAGGATCAACTCCGAAAGATCAGAATGATATCCCCCATTCATAATAACATCACCAACATATCGTGGATGGCAACTAGCGTGAGAAGGTGTATGGTGACTACACACAACGACCTTATCGGTTATTGTATTGTCCAACACACTCTTCAGGAATCCAAGAAACTTCTTGTGATCTTCCAAAGCATCCTCCGGCGAGAATCTACCCACACGAGTTCTAAAGGTTGGCTTATCAGGATTTTCATTATCATCAAAAGTTTTATAATTAACAACACTATTGCTATTTTCAACGCAACGAAAGTCGTTCATCTTTTTAGCAATTGAATGGAGCGTGAGTGGATCTTCTTTATTAAAGTCAGTCCACATCGTACCACCAGCAAAGATGATGTTGTCAATCTTTACAGTCTCTTTATCAAGAAAGTGAACGTTATCAAATTCAGTAACAAGAGAGAAGATAATACCTGGTGTGTATTTGAAGTCACCATTGTAGTGCTCATGGTTACCCATAAGATAGATTACATTCTTGTAATTATCACTACACATCTTGAAGAAGTCGCGATGCGCTTTTCTTCCCTTGCCATAGCGAGCATCTTCTGTAAGATGGTTGGCAACGAGAATGTCCCCACCTAAGATAAGGACGTCAGCTTGCTCTTCGTTTTTGAAAATAGGGGTGTCGGGCTTGAACAGATCAAACTCGAGATGAAGGTCACTACAGATAGCAATTTTCATAATATAATTCCTTTCACACTCTAATTATACCCTTTTATCACATTATTGTCAACGTCTTTGTCCTCAATGTCTATGCCAAGTTCGTCCGTCATGTATTGGGTAAAATCGTCTAATAATTCTTGCTCGGAGGCACAACTAACGTCTGATAAGAAAGCGTCGATGTACTTTTTTGCTTCTTGGATTTCATCATAGTGAACACCGGGATACTCCATCATTAGATCGCTAAGATCCATTGACTTCAATTCATCATATGTCCATTCTTTTGAGTAGTCGAGCGAATACCAAAGACTGAGCACTTGCTCTCCTCGAGTAGGACCTGAGCATGCATTCCAGAATGAATACCAAGGCGAGTTGGACCAACGTGAGTAACTCATCTTGTATATAGACTAGATTGATGTGGCTATCTGGATTCCTGAACCGAACATTCGGTTGTAGTTGTTTAGCATGTCTAGACTTGGTTCGAATTGAACGATGACGTGCTGAGAGTTGAATGCAAACGTTCTATTGTCTGCATAAGGCAAGAATGGCATTAACCCAAGGCTGTATTGGCCTTGAGCTTGACCAGGCATCATTATTACTGATGCTACATCTTTTACAATCGTTTGTGCTGTCCCTTGATAGGACAACTTACCAATCACTTCTTCGCCTGAAGATAACTTCAAGCACATAATCTTATCCATAATTAATCCTTAACGGGGTTTCAAATATTTGCGAGCCTCAGCTTGCTTACTTTCCTGTATTACTTCTAATAAGACAACAAAAAAACGTTTAATTCCTTTTAATATTTTCATATCATTCCTCTACGTTGTAATCTTTTAATTCTGTTTTCTACATCGGCATGGTCAACGGAGTCGGCCAAGTATGCTTCGATTTCACCTTTGTAAGAAAAGGTAAATGTTTTCTTTACCCATTTCCAAAAGTCTGCTAATGCGGGAGTATCCACACCCGCTAATGGTTCTAGTTCGTTATGCATGTTTATACCCATATGTGTTTTAGATAAAAAGAAAGCCGAGGTTGTCCTCGGCCTTCTTCGCTAGTGTTAATCTACTAGGAGTTGTTTCTCAGTCTTAGCTTTTACTGATATTTTCTTTGGCTGCTTGTGCTCTGGAATCAAACGCTCCAATGCTATTTTAAGCATACCGTTAAAAATTTCAGCATCCTTGACTTCGATTTCATCGTTCAATGCAAATGTACGAGTAAACGCACGGTTTGCAATTCCTTTAAAGAGGAAGCTTTCGCTTTCTGCGTCGTTTGCAATATTACCACGAACAACTAACTTA